CGTTGGACCCAGCCTGATGTCGTCGCCGACAATCGTGAATGCGGCGGGTGTTCCTACTTGCTGCGCCGCGTAGGTCTGCAGAAACGACGACGGCGGGAAAAACCGCAGCATCTTAATTGGTGACTGCACAATGTGCAGCTCTTTCATTTCGAGATAGTCGGTCGGCAGCGAGACCGTATTGTCTGACGCAGCCGTGGTAGCCTGTACTGTCTTGAGCATTCGGCGCAGCCGCAGATCGCGATTAAATTTCGCTTCGGCCAAATCAATGAATGTGTCGATTTGAGCTGACAGGTCCGCGCGGTTTAAATAATCGGCAACGAGGCTTTTAAGCTCGGTATAGGTGGCAACCATTAAAGAGTGCCTTCAACGGTTTTCAGGTAACCGTTTTCATTCAGGAATTTCTTCAGGGCTTTGGGGTCTTTGGTAATCCCTTCCTGCAACAGGCGGTGATAGACCACCAGTGGTATTCGCGCGACGTGGCGCATGTCACCGCTACCCATCTTTCCATTCATGGATTGATCACGTTTGTTCTGATCGATGATCGGCGTGGCCTGTTGAGTAGTTTCAATCCACCACTTGTCGCTCTCGTGATCGAAATGAAAAGTTTCTTTCAGCCCGGTCAACGGGTCGTAGCTGAGTGGCCGTGTCCAGCGATCAGTCATGTCTGTCTCCAGAAAAAATGGGGAGAGCCGAAGCCCTCCCCGGTACGCTTACGAAGTGGTGAGGTCCGCAGCCACGCCGTGCGCAGCTTCGTTCCGCATTTCCAGCGTGTACTCGACGAGAATCTGCTTTTTCTCGCTGTCGCCGGTCTTCGCCAGATCGTTCGTTTCGAACGGACGAAGATAGCTGACCGCCGCATATTCTGGATCGAGAACCAGAGCCGACCGGTCACGCGAGAAGCGCGAAGGTACGATCTGCAGTTCCCCGAAATCGGAAATATAGACATCAGCAGCCCCGATGATCGCGCCCGGCTCAGGGCTGTTTACCTGAAACCGGTTTGCAGCAATGCCGGAGAAGCCAGACATCGTTTGCTTATTGAACGGACCAGTTACGCACATGGTCGGATCGCCACCGTTTTCCCAGACCGACTTTACAACGGCCTTGAGAATGGTCTCGGTGAACGCCCTCTGAGTTCCGTCAGTCGGAGCGCCAACAACACCGGAGCTAAAGCCCCCATCGGCACCGCTAGTACCACGGCTATCGTTGGACGTAATCCACGATTCAATACCGGCGGTTTTACGCGCGGTCGTCGCGTTACCAGCAACAGACGCATTGTTCTGGCTGATGGCGCTTTCCATATCGCGCTTGAGTTCCTTGGACGCCTTCGCCATCTGGTAGGCCATTTCGGAATTTCTTCCGGCCTTGTTGACGCTTTCGAGCGTTCCAGAAATCACCACCACCTTGTCGGAAATCTGGGTGTAGTTTCCTACGCGAGTAGTTGCCGAGATCGACGAACCTGACGCATCGTTGCCCTCAATGGCGGCATTCGCGGCACTAGCACTAGCCAAGGAATCCGTCATCCACTCGTGATAGGTGTTTGTCGCCTTGGTCGTAGCGATGTTGCTGAGAATGGGCGTTTCAGTTGGGCTGATCGAATAGATCGTATCTAGAAGATCCTCCCGGTTTCCGACCGAGTCATACTGGTCGAACGTGTTAGTTGGCTGTGCCATTTTTCGTTCCTTCTATTTCAACATTTCAGAAAAAATTGCCGCCGCATCCTCGACACGACCGCTCTTTTTGAGACGACTGCGCTGTTCCCGTCTTCGGCTTTGATTGCTATCGCTCTTCGACTTTGTCGTTCCCGGCTTGGCAACTTTCGGCGCGTTACGTGCTTTTTTCTGAACTGCAGGTTGTTTGTTCTGCAGCTCATTCCACAGCATCGCATCGCGCAGAACCTTGACAGCTCGGCTGTCGTAAAGTCCTTGCAGCTCCTCCGGGGCGAACCCGGAACGCTCGGCATATGTGACGATCTTTTCGTGGTCGGCCTTCGCGACGGCCTCGTCTCTCCACTCAGGAATGCGTTCCGGCAGCTTCTGTCTTTCGGCTTCGACAAACTGCTGCAGCTCCTGCATTTGCATTTGCTGCTGCTGTTGCATCTCGACCTGATAACGCTGCTGCGCTGCGGTTCTCGCTTCCTGCTTCTCGCGCCACTCGTTGCGCTTGATCACATATTCGAGTTCGTCTTCTGCTTTCAGAGCCTCCCAATCGGGTTGTGGCTCTTCAACAGTTTGCTGCATCTGCGATAGTTCATGCAGATATCGCTGACGTTCGGCCTCAAGCTGACTCTGCTGCGCCTCGATGGCGCGGCGTTGTTCGGCAAGGTCGGACGTCTTGCGGCTATAATCCGACTGCATCATGTAGCCGTTCCGAAGCTCGTCGAGGGTGACCTCGTACTCCTCGCCGTTGACGGTAACCGAGTGCCTCGGTGCGTCGTCGACAGGAGCGGGTTCCTCTTCGTACTCCGGCGCGTCTTCTTCTGCGTCAGATCCTTCGAACTCGACAGGTTCCTCAGAGGCCGTCTCAATAGCCTCTGGCTCGTCCACCGGTTCGGGGGGCGCGTCTTCGCTCGGAGCTGGATTGTCCGCTGCCGGGTCCAGCATGTTGGAGAAGTACGCTTGTGCGTCACCCAGTGTCGGGTGACGACTTGGCGACTGACTTGCTCCGCGCTCTTCAAGAGTACGGGTTGGCAGGTCGTCGCCAATTTCTGTGTTTTCTTCAGCCATTTTTTACTCCTCGACCGTCCACGAAAAAACCGCCCGAAGGCGGTCTGGGTTGCGGTCACTAATTGCGAAGAGTCTACGAACGAATTATCCGCAGTTGCTCTTCGGCTAAAACGCCTGATTGTATTATTTCGTCCAAATGATTTCGCACGTCTTTCAGCGCGGTCATCAGTGCGTGAATGTGTTCGCGATCATCCACAGTATTCGCGATCATCCATTCAGAGACATATTTCTGCTCTAACAATGTGAAACAATCTGCGAGTAATTCATCGTTTTTCAGTCGCTGCGCGTCATGTCCTCGCGCGATGGATTGCTCAATATTTTGCATTTTTAAAACGCATCAGCGCCATCGCCATCAGGATCACCGTCATCGCTAAAATCACCCCAATCAACGCCGCCGGGGTCACTCAGCGAAGCCTGTGCCTGTGCCGCCGCCACATCAAACGCCGCCCCAAAAGCGTCAAACGCTGCAGTGGTGACTGCGTCGTTGATACTATCCTCATCAACGCCGCCAGAACCTCTGCCCGGTATACTAAAGGCTTCATCAAAATCAGGGATATTTGGATCAAACCTTAGCGGCCTGATATTATTCCGCGCGTCGCTCAGAGCGTTTCGCGCGTTGGAAATGTTACCGTTGAATTGCTGGGTGGCTAGGTTTTGCAGGTCTTGCATACTGCCAAACACCGAGATGTTTCCAAACGCGTCGACAAAATTTCCTTGTGCGTTGTACCCGCCGTGACCGGCAGTAAATCCGCTCAAACTCTCTCCAGTCGCAGGATCAAGTCCCGCTTGGACTGCACTCATTTTTTCAGCCGTATCGATATCAAACCAATCCGGCACCACGCCGCTGATCGCTCGACCACCAAACAGGCCCGGTGATATTGAGAACATCTGCCCGTCGATCTGTCCGGTTGAATAACCGGGAACCCTCTGCAGCTCCATCGCGCGGTCATAGGCCAAATTTCCCACATTGTACTGACCCATTTGCTTGGCTATTTGCCCTAATGCGGCGCTGCCAGTTAAAGAGCCGACCAGATTTGACGGGGTTGTTGCGCTAGTTAGGACGTTGTCAATTGTTGTGCCAATCGGCTGATCAAACACGTCGGATAGCGCAGAAAACATGCTGGGGTTTTGATTTGAATACGCCGCCTGTGCATTTTGACTAGCTAGGTTCGCATTCACTTCTGCCTGATTAGCACCGCCGATAGCGCCGAAATCCTCGACGGCGTAACTTGCCATCGCCGCCGGGTCGGTTGCCATCGACACAGGCTCATAGCCCACAAGACCGATGTCGACCGGGCCGAAATTGCCCCGGCTATATCCACCCATCGCAAAGCTCGGTGCGGTTGTCGGAAAACCCATATTGATGGATCGAAAAACTGTTGGCCGCGTGTTCGAAACCTGCATTGGCGCAGCCGCTGCCGGTGCCGATTGAAACGGCACAGGCGTGATAGACGCGGGAACGGCAGGAGTGAACCCATAACCCGCGTTGTACGCCACGCCGAGCGGTTGCGATCCGCCTACCGGCAGCAGCGGATTGTTTGCTGAAACGGCTGCTGCATAAAGCGGATCATTGACCACGCCGGGGCCGTAGAACTGCACCATCGGATTACCCCTGCGTCTCGTTCTGTTCAGACATCTGCAAAATCTGCGGCAGCGTCAGACCACCAAAGGCACCGAATTTAATAACGTCTTTGTAGACGCCTTTGCCAAATAGATTTTTCAGTAACGAATAAATTTCCGTGTTACGGATTGACGCCGGGTCTTCTAACATCGTCGCACCAACGTCTGCCAACAGCTCTTGCGGTCGATTGAGATATTCATGTAACCGATCAGCATGTGCATCCCTTACGCCAAAAACTTTGACATCAGTTTGCGCCCATTGTGTAGGGCGACGTTTCCTGCTGATTTTTTCAGCTTCGGTGGTGATCTGCTTGGCTAATTCTACCGCATCTGCTCGTTTCATTACGGCACCGTCTTCGGCGCTTTGACGCGATAACAAAGGGGTGACGACATCAGACAGCGATCCCTGATTTGTCATCCGATTGCGATTTGTCGCTCGTAACTGATCAGATAATTGCGGCAGTGACTCATGGAGGGCATGGCCCATCTCATGCGTCAAAACGTACATAAACTGGTCTTCGGGTTTGCCGTGAGGCAACCCATACTCAACAGGGGCCAAACTTTGATAACGCGGGTCAGTTCTTACTCGCTCGTTAAAACTTAATAGATTGTCGACGTTTATGCCTATCTGTCGATAGCCGGGTGCAACCCTGCGGCCCTTTTCGGTTAGCAGACCCGGTACTGTGTCAAATTCATCTTTTGAAAGTTGATAAGAATGATAAGTGTTAGGATTTGGTAGATGAAACCCGCGAATTTCTTCTGACAGACCCCGCCGACCGCCGATATGCAATACGTCGACCAAAACATCTGCCATCTCTAGCAGATCCTCTCGGCTCAGTTGTTTTGTAAGTGCGCCTTTGTCGTCGAAGACAAGTGACCAAGCGCCTAATGATCCACGAACAGAATTGAGTCTTTCATCCACGCGGGACTGGAGGGATGGTGTCCCGCCCCCTTCAAGAAGACC